CCCCAATCGGTAGAAGATCTCGAGGACCGGAGGTAAAACACCTCAAAGGCTCAAATGTATATAATAATCCCTTAGAATTAAGATAGTGACTTGCCGCCCGATTTGTGCTTCCCTCTTTGCTCCCCGCCCCACTCCACAAGCTGTTCAATTCGAAAGTATGCATCAGGTTACACCTTCATGTACACTAAAAGAGAGTTGCCTCTCTCCTCTCGAACTAAATAGCAAGCTTCATCGTGGGGCACCCCCCTACCTCTTGTGTCATCTGTCCCCTAATCATATTTTGGCGAAGGTGTCCACTCGTACGTTAACTTTATTGATTTAACATCAATATCGAAACCGTCCGGGTGGGTGTCTCCATTCGTCAATCTCAACCTCTTCTCCCCCAACATCTTTTCAACCTTAAATAGTCCTAAACGACAGCCGATCTTTCGCTGTTTATGTAAGGAACTCATTAGCTGGGTGTTCTTGAAGTCTCTCTTACCATTTAATTCGGTAAGGTACCTCAGTGCATCTGCCCTCTCATCATTTGTTACAATTGTGTTGTTATTTGTGATGAACCCTGTTAGGAATGAGTGTTCCCAGAATCCGTCATCCTCACCAAAGAAACGAGCGAATCCAATCTGCTCGTGCGTCTTTCTTTCCCTGGGAATACACAGCTGTTTGCCGTGCCCGGAAAGCTCCGATGCTATGGCCTTCATCATAGAAGGTCTTATGAGGCTGGGTTGTGTTTGTTTCACCCATTTAACCCCTTGGCGGTCACAGTCTTCCAAAACTGCGACCTCCACATATTCTTGTGCGGTGTACTTGTAACCTTGTGGTGGTTTTAAACCTAAACCACCGAGGGACTGTGGAAGGAAGTAAGGAGTACTCATGTCGATTGCTCCCAATCCACTTTTGCGGAACCTGTCCAACTTTTTCAGTTGAATGTTGTTATAGATGTTGTTGTAGATTTCCTCCATTGCTCCAGAAAAGGGAGTTCTCAAGCTCCCCTTTAGTAAAGATAATCCTTTTGTACCCCGTTGTTCAATAGTCGTCCTCCACTTCACGTAAGTTTCATAAAGATCTGCCTTGCGAACAATGCAGTCTTTCTGAGCCTCACGTAGAAATGTTAGCTTTTCTACTGTTGTACTCAATTCCTTATACTTCTTCGAATTAAAATCTTCTGTACGTAACCCACATTGTCTTGGTAAATTAACCCAATCACCCTCCTTGAATGTTCTAGAATAGGTGTCAATGTCCTTTTGGGATAGTTCTCGTAAATCCATACCACCCGATAGCTTAGACTGCGCGCGACTACCACCGGCAAGAAGCCGGGCGTTAACCGTACGTGTTAGCTGGAAGAGTAATGACGGATGAACGAGCCCCTGATCTGATTTCTGTGAGAATGAACGTTGTTTTTGTTGTTCAAGAAAGTACATCTGAGAATTAATGATAGCAACTGAATTGTGCGTATAATTCTTCCCCAGACTAAATTTCAACCCACAGGCCTTAGTCACTTCCTTCCATTTGCTGTAAAGAGTACCATCATAGCACCAGAACAGGATATCATCCCCGTTCACGCACATAGG